GGAGTAGCGCGAAGGGGTCGTATAAGGACTTTTTTAATCCGAACATGACCCAGCAGCAGCTTGATTCTTATAAGGAGAAGTTTCCGTTTGGGGAGTTTGAGCGGTACTTCAAGAATTTATGGAGCGCTGGGTCTGAGCGGGTTTTTACGGACGAAATGATTGAGGCGACCAATTATGTGGGGATTGACAAGCAGGTGAACGTCCACAAGGCGCTGATAGACATCCTGACGAACAAGAATCGGATGATTCAGCAGGAACGGAAGCTGATGAGTCGGCAGAGCGACGATGAGATTCTGGAGGTCAAGAATCCCGAGATTATGCAGCAACTGGAAGACCAGCACGGGCATTTGTTTGCCGACATGGACAAAAGGCTGTGGCCGATAAGCGACATCTACGAACTGAGGGACAAGGTGAGCGGAAGAGGCGCGATGGCCACCCAGGACGATTTGAAGAAACTGAGCAACATTTACGACACGAACTGGGCGATTTTAACGGGTATGGATAGGGCTGACCCGATGAAAACCAAAACATCGGCTAGAACCATTGTGGTGGCGATTGCGAAGGGGTTGATGGGAAGTAGGACGAATCCGTACCCGGTGGATGAGTCTGAAGCGCCCCGGTATATTTATGTGTTGCTGCACCTGGCTGACATTGAGGACCATTCGGTGGAGGTGATTCAGGACACGCTTATTGCCATAAAGGAGGAGTTTGACGGGATTGACGCCTTCGGAACGGAACGGTGGGGCGCGGTGGACTTGGTGAATTGGTGCAACGAGAATAACATCCTGGCCGACATTTATTACCCGACCTATTCGAGGCAGAGGACAATGTTTACGGAATTGTTCCTGGCGTATAAGCATGGGCGGTTTAAGGCGGCGCCTGTGTGGGTACGGGGGAATAAAGAGGACGACATCCTGAAGGAAGAGATTGGTGTGTTTGACCACAACCCTGCGGCGACCCAAGGGAAGTTTGGTAGCCCTGAGAAGAGCGAGAAGTACGGCAGGCAGGATGATTGCGTGTTTGCGGTGGGCAGCGCGGTGTACGGTGGTTTGAGCTTGGGTGTTGAGAGCTTCAGGGAACGAAAGGGCTTAAAGAGCTTTGGTTTCTTCTTCACGGACCGGAGCAACTTGATTGGGGATTATTAAGGAGGGATGTAGATGAAAGTTACGATTTGTGATGTAAAAAACTGTGGGAAGGTCATTGAGGGGAACGCGGAACCTGCCGATTGGACACGCACCTGGGATGATGGTAAGATAACCATATCTTTGACGAATGAGATTGATAGGTGCGATGACTGCATTCGGAAGACCAACGCTAAGCTGGCCAAAGCGGCTTGGGATTTGGAGAAGAGGCCCAGCACCAAAAAGGAGAAAACATAATGGAAGGTAAAGAAACATTCGAGGAAATCAAGAAGTGGATGGATATTGCCAGGACCGAGGGTGATAAGTTTTACAACGACGGTAATAAAGCTGCCGGGGCAAGAGCCAGGAAAAGCTTAGACCGGGTGGCCAACCTGAAAGTCCAGTGGCGCAAAGAATCAGTTTAGATGGCCTGACCGTTTTCTAGGGGGCCTCCTGTCGGCCCCAGCGAACCAAACCTGCTCAGTTTGCTCAGGCCAGGCGCACAATGCCAGTGAATGGCAGCGCACGTTTTGTTGGGAAAGCAGGGAAGACAGGTTTTTTTATAAAGGAGCGATATGGAAGCCTTGACAAAACTCAATAGAGATGTAATAATCAGAGCGTCATGAGAGAAACGAATCTAAAATACATAGTGCCCTTTCCGGTGAAAAAGACGAAAGTTTTTCTCATGACAGCCGGTTGGGGCATTTTTATTTTGGAGGCTTGTAATGGGTAATTTTATTGATTTGACAGGGCGGAGATTCGGGATGCTGGTAGTGCAGCGGGTTGTTGAAACTCAAGAGTGGGCAACATCGTGGTTATGTCAATGTGATTGCGGACAAAAAACAATTACGATCACGAATAGGTTGAAATCAGGTAAAACAAAAAGCTGCGGGTGTTTAAGGACGAAAAAATCATACGATTTAACAGGGGAAACTTTTACAAGATGGACCGTTATCGAAAGGTATAGGGGTAAGGATATAAAAAGGGCTGCTGAACATTTTGTATGTGTATGTATTTGTGGAAATGTGGGAGTTATCAAGGGGCAGAGCTTGAAAAGGGGTGATTCTAAGAGTTGTGGATGTTTGAAAAGGGAGGCACAAGCTTCCGCTATAACGACACACGGAGCATCGTGTCATGGTAAGATAGCTCTTGAGTATCGTAGCTGGGCTGCTATGAAAGATAGGTGTTTTAATGAAAACAATAACAGATACTCCCGCTATGGCGGCAGGGGGATAACAGTTTGCGATAGTTGGAAAAATAGCTTTGAGAATTTCTTCCGTGATATGGGCGATAGGCCAATAGGTACAAGTTTAGATAGGATAAATAATAATGGTGGATACGAACCTGAAAATTGTAGGTGGGCAACGTCAAAACAGCAATCTAGGAATATGATATGTTCAAGGGTTTGGAATATAAATGGGATAAAATATGAAACAGCAAAAGACGCCGCTGCCGGGGTTGGCGTGCATTCAGCAACGATTGCTAGGTGGTGTTTAGATAATAGGAAGAATAATTGTTTTAATGAGTTGAAATATGGAGGCTGATATGGATGAGAGCAAAGAATCTTGTTCTTCGTGCCATACCCCATGGACCGCCCATCTTGGTATCCAGGGGACGTGTGCCGAGCTGCAAAAGCTGAAGGTTGAGGCAGAGCACAAAGATGAGTTAATCCGTTTTTTACGGAAAGAAAACCGGGAGTTGAAAGATGAAAGAGCTATCAGAAATAAACGTAGAAAAGCCAACCCCAGCGGCTGAGTTCTTTTGTATTTGTTTGGGAGCGATGGCGATGCCGCTTGTTTTGATGGGCTTCGGGGTTTGGAAAGTGTCAGAATTGATTCGTGAGATGGGGAGAAAGTCATTTTGGGTATAGATATTGACCCACTAAAGCATGATGCCGGGAAAATCCAGGCGGGTGTACTTCTGGACTTCAGGCACGCGCTCATGGAAGTGGCGAAGGTTGGGACTTTCGGTACTGAGAAGTATTCCAGGAATAGCTGGCGGAACGTCGAGAACGCTGAAGAAAGGTACATGGACGCTCTGTGGCGGCACCTGCTGGCTTCGGATGATTTGGATGAAGAGAGTGGCTTGCCTCACTTGGCGCATTTGGCTTGGAATATCCTAGCGATTATGGAATTTAGGATGTGTTCAAAGCAGCCTTATGTAAATGTAGGAGAAAAAGGCTGGGGCGTAAAAATTGATGCATGGGATGATATATCAGAAGAATGGCGAAATCCGAAGCCACCCACTAAGAGGAGCGGACCATGAAAGACGAAGTGGTAATCTGTAGAAGATGTGGTGCAGCCATAAGGTGGGACATCGGCAGACACCTTTGCGTTCCTCCCGTGAGATACGTGAATGACTGCGAGAAATGCACCTTCAGGGAGGTTGATAAAATCGAAGGCACCATAAATTGGCCCGGTTGGGATAAAAAATATCCATAACTGCATTTTTTTACTTGACATACAGATATTAATATGGATAACATGAAAACTGGATAGCTAAAGAATGGTCGCAAGAACACAATCCCATGATGATTACATCAATAAGAAAGAGGATCAGCGACCCAGGAAGGTATGCTGTGTAAGATGCGAAGGGGTCTTGTTTTTTGCGATTACGTCATTTTTAAATAAAAAACACGGGTTCACAATAAAATGTAAGAAGTGCGGTTGTAAGAACAGATTTTAGCCAGTTTAGCCAGAATCATTTTAACAGGTAGTTTGAGCGCTTCAAGCGCCACATAAAGCCCTCCACTAAGTGAGCTTCTCGAAAGCCTGGACCAGGAAGAGCATGTTCCCCTTCTCTCCCTGACCCGGGCTTTTTTTATGGTGACTATGTGACTGAAGAAAAAATAGATACAGAAGTGACCCTCGACGATATCCCGGATAAATACCTCGAAGCGATGGCGCGGGAGTTTCCCTCCATCAGCATGAGCGCCCCGTGGCAGTACGATTCTGCCGCAGGGACTTATCGCGGCGCCGTTGATCCGGACGGCTTCTCAGCAACCGGAACATCTGACAAGGATGATCCCGCATATACCCGGGAACGGCTCCAGGAAGAAAGCTGGCTGAAGTTTCAGCGAACTCCCCAGGTGAATACGGCCATCCGTGGGTTGGGTGGCCGAATGGCCGGTTACGGGTTTGAAACCAGCTCGGACATTCAGCAAATCCAGGACGCCATCGAAGAGATTGAGCTGGACCACCGGAACCGCCTTTACAACTTCTGGCCGAAGTATGTGGTCAGGGCTAAGGTGGAAGGCGAGTTGAGATTGTGCGCAACCGTCCATGACGATGGTTTCATTGAGATTGACTTCATTGACCCGACCTGTGTCCAAAGCGGTATCGTGGACAGCGGTATTATCTATCACCCCTCTAAAACAACCATGCCGTTGATTTACTGCATCAAGGACGATGCGAAAGATATCGACGAACAAATCCCCTCCATCTTTATCGCCAGATACCCTGAATTAATGGCCGTTGCCAAGAAGCAGAAGGGGTTTAACGCCGAAGCTCTGAAGAACAGCCGAAGGCGTAAGTTCAAGGAAATCGGCGGGTTTAAGCGCTTCATCATCGAGTGGGACCAGTCTTACATCACCAAACGAAACATTGGCCACGTCCGGACTATCCTGGAGTGGCTGAACTATTGGGAGAACCTCAAGAAGTACGAGATTGACCACAAGAAATCGGCTGGAGCGTATATGTGGGCGTTTCAGTTCACGGATATTAGGAGCTGGATTGAATGGCTGAGGATGTCGGACGCCGACAAGGAGAAAACGGGTATTGCAGCACCAAAGACTCCGGGTGGGTCTTTGGTGCTGGGTCCCAACATGGAAGCCAAGGTTTTAAATCCAAACCTCCCCAATATATCGGATAGCGATACGGACATCTTGCAGCAGGTGACGAGCGGATTGAACGAACCGGCGGATGTTTCCACGGGAACATCGTCTGGAACCTTTGCATCCGTCAAGGAATCCCGTGGCCCCATGAGCGATAGAATCAGCGATGAGGTCTGTTATTGGGAAAAGTTCCTTCGATACGACTTCTGGAGCGGCGTGTTCTTCCTAAAAAGCAAGGTGTGCGACTTTCCGGACGTTTTTGAGGTGGAGGAGGCCGTTTCTTTTAAGAACCAGGAACCAACCTTTAAGAAGGTTAAGAGAAAACCGGAAGCGCTGATTGACATCAACTTCCCGACGAGCGAGGTGAACGACGCCGAGGCGCGTTCCAGGGCGTTCTTTGGTAGTAAGCACGCTTCGCTTCATGATACGGCCGGAATCCCGCTGAGCGAATTAACCAGGAAGATGGGCTTCGGGAACTTCCGGAAGCTTAGGCTTCAGTACGAAACTGAAAAGAAGCTGTACCCGGAATTACCGCTGGCCATGGACGCCGAGGGCATACAGGAGCGCATGCAGGCTGAACCGGCGCAACCGAAACCAGGGGAGCCTAAGAAAGATGGAAGTGGCAATGGTACCAGGGATAACCAGGGCCGTGGCGGCACGGTGCCTGAAAAGCAGGAAAAAGATGGAAAAGGTAAACCCGTAAAACCAGTGAAGGAACAGTGATATGGGTGATTTGATGGAGTATAAAGGAGAAAAAAAGTGGAAAAGATAGTGCTGCATAGGTTGGCGAAAGACGTCTTTAATACCCCGTTGATGATTCAGCCAGACAAGTTGGAAGTGATTTTAAGTGTCATTGGCGACCGCATCGGCATGGAACAACTTATTGGGACAAAAGCCGGTGTTGACCTGATGTCTTCAGCTCGGGGGGCAGTAGAAAGATCTTCACGAATATCGGTTATCCCGATTCTAGGGTCGCTTGTCAACAGGACCTATGGGTTGAATCCCGACTCCATGTTGCAAACCTATGACGGCATTCGTAATGAGTTTAATGCTGCGTTGGATTCTGATTCCGAAGCAATATTGTTCGATATCCATAGCCCAGGTGGAACAGCGTCTGGAGTATTCGATCTTGTGGACGAAATTTTTGAAGCAAGGGGTGGGAAGCCTATATACGCCATGGCGAACGAAAACGTGTTCTCTGCTGCCTATGCCATTGCTTCTGCTACTGACAAAATCTTTCTATCGCGTACAGGCCATGTTGGGTCGGTTGGCGTGATTGCGAAACACCAGGATAAAAGTGCTGCAAATGAGAAAGCCGGCATCAAATATACCACCATTTTCAAGGGTGCAAGGAAGGCTGATTTAAGTTCTGATGCTCCGTTATCAGATGAAGCCAAAGCCATGTTGCAGGAAGAAGTAGAGGATGTTTTTGATTTGTTTGTAAAGGTAGTTGCCAGAAATATGAATATGCCTATTGCACAGGTTATAGCAACTGAAGCGGGTATTTTTATGGGCGAAAGGGCAGTCCTAAAAGGGCTCGCGCATGAAGTGATAGCAGCCAAGGATGTTCAAGCTAGAATCTTGGCTGAATTGGATGCTAACCTGAGGAAGAAGGAGGCCAAAATGAAAGGCAAGATCCCCGATGTAAAATTAGAGAAGGAGGAGGTGAAAATCATGAACGCACAGGAATTGAGGGATAAGTATCCCGAACTGGTGGCAGAGGTTGAAAGTTCTGTTGAGCAGAAGCTTTCCACTGATTTTGGCCGGAAAGAAGCCGAGATGAAAGCAGAGAATAGTTCTTTGCAGGATTCCGTCTTAGGACTGCAAAAATCGGAAGCCATCCGTCAGGAGCGTGAAATCAAGACTGAGGCCAACGCAATTTGGGCCGAAGCGCTGGGTGGAAGCGATATTCCGGAACGTCTTCACGACAAGGTGAAGGTTCAGGTATCCCACGAAAAGTTCGTCCAGGACGGAATGCTGGATAGAGCCGGGTTCACCGAGGCCGTTAAAGCCGAAGTGGAAGATTGGGAAACCAGGGGCGCTACGTCTCAGGTGATGGGAACCGGATTCTCCTCGAAGGACGTTGAGGACGAAGGAACCGTCAAAGCAAAACACGAAGCCAAGGCCGATGAAGATTTGGCCGACAGCCTGTTTGAATTGGCAGGTGGCAAAAGAAAGGAGGTGAAGTGATATGCCGTTAGGACAAACTCCATACATTTTCAGGGGCGGGCAGGAGGATTTGAAAAGACTCTTCTACAGCGATCCTGACAAAGCGTTCGCGAGAGCGATTACGATCCCCGCAGGCTATGGCATTGTTAAAGCCGGAGCCATCATGGGTATCATCACGGAAAGTACCGACAGGGTTGGGCAGCATGTGCCTTATACCGGCCTTGATGCAGTGGGTAACGTTGCTGCGGGTATTGCCAACTTGTTTGGTGCGGCCTTTTTGACCGCGAACCCGACCACGGGTACAGAGGGTCAGGTTTCCATGGAAGACAGTTACAAGTTTGCTGTGGGCGATCATCTGGTTGCCGGCGACAGTGACCTGAGTAACACGGACCTGGGCGCCATTACGGCCATTGACCGGACCACTTATTCCCATATTGCGGCGATTACAGTGACGAATTCTTTTGATTCGGAAACCATTGCCAAGGGTGCTGTGATTGCGATCCAGAGCTATGCTACAGACCCATGGGTAGCTGCAACTGGTGTGCTGAAAGCTGCCGTGGATACAGGAACTGGCGAAAACGCCAAGGGCGGGCAGGGAGTGCTGGTGATTAAAAATGCCATGCTGTATTCCGCAAGCCTTTACAACTATAACGCGGATGTCGTGACGGACCTTACAGGTTCTTCCGACAGCGATCCGTACTTCATCATATAAGAAAGGAGGTGAATTGATATGCCTATAGGAATCAATGATATTTCGGCACTTCGATTAACCGTGCTGAATAAGCTGGTCACGAAGTATATGATGCCGCCGAACCTGATTCTCAAGGGAATGTTTAAGACTGTGAACTACGAGTCTGACAACATCGAATGGGAATCTCAAATCGGCAGTAGGGGGTTAACCCCATTCGCGGCTGAGGACGCTGAAGCGCCCGCCGTGGCCATTCCCGGAGTTGGGGAAAACTCAGCTCATGCGGCATTCTGGAAAGAGCGCACCTTTTTTGGTTCGTCCTTCCTGAACAATATCCGCGAGCCTGGTACCGACCGCAGGTATCAGAAATCAGCCAGAACTCTGAGTAACCAGGTGCGAAACCTTGGGAACCGGAGCTACCGCAGAGAAGAGTGGATGCTGGCTCAAATGCTTTGTAACGATGGGTTTACCTATAAGGACAAGAATGGGGTTTACATCACCCTGGACTACGGTATTCCGGACGACAACAAAGTGACGCTTGCGACCGACTACAAGTGGGATGCAGGGACCAAGCGCAACATCCTGGAAGACATCTTCGATGCAAAGCAGGTGGTTAGTGATTCTAACGCCGGTGTGCTGAACAACGCGATTTTCACGAGCGAAGTTCTGCAAATGCTGCTGTTCGACGATACCATCCAGACCCTTATGCAGAAGTCTTCATACGGCCAAGGCGACTTGTTCGCTAATCCGACAGGCGTGATTGGAAGCTTGCTGGGAATTGGTAATATGTACCAGTATGACGAGGCGTACCAGATCAGGGCGTATTTGACGTCTGCCCTGGCAGCCGGTGCTGGACCGCACACCGTTTCCGTGGATAACACGGTTGACTTTGAGGTGGGTGGAACCCTGACTGTTTTGGACGTGTCTGCAAAAACGACTGAAACCCTAACCATTACCGCTGTGAACACCAATGCCGGGACTCTTACGGCAACAGGTACTTTGGCGTCTGCTTATAAGGCGACCGAGGATTATGCTTACATGACCAAAAAGTTTATCCCGACGGATAAGTTTACCATGTGGGCGGATAACGTGGATGGCGAACCCATTGCCGAGTTTATGAAGGCTCCGCACGAGCTGGATCGTAGATGGGGGCAGCAGATTGACCGCTGGGTGGTTAGAGACCCGGATGGGATCTTCCTGCGAGTTGAGGATAAGGGACTTCCCGTGCTTTATCATGAGGACGCTGTTTATCAACTGACAGTGAATTAGGGGGTGATCTGATGGAACAGAGACGTGGACCATACCCCAGCATCGGAGCAAGGAAGCAGTGGGCGGCGAATGAAGCTTCGCCCATGATGGCGGTTATTTCAGGGGAGTTTTCGGCCAGTTCGCCCGGTAGAGCTTTGGGCGCCTGCAATATTGCCGGTAAAATCTCCGATGTTTGGCTGTCTGTTGGAGCGAGCGGGAAGGACGATTCGGCTACACTGTCCGTTACCGCTGATCTGAAAATTAACGGTACTTCGTGCCTGGACACAGCGCCCGTAATCGCTCATGTGAGCGGCGAGGCCAGCACGAATAAGACCACAAAGGATGATGCTGACACCGGCGTCACCCAATGCGCCATGGACGGTGACAATAACGATGTGTCCTACGGCGATGTATTGACGTATGACATGACTTTGACGAGGACCAGTTCTCCTACAACTGAGATGGGAACCTTCGCCATTGCCGTGGAGTTTGAACCCGCATAACCAATAGGAGCAATCGGCAGATGAAAGTCGAAATTTTAGTTACGTTAAAGGGAACTTCCATCTGGAGTAGGGGTACGGTATTTGACGATGCCGTTGCCCCTATACCAGGTGATATCCTGAGAGAAGTGAGCAACGAATCAAGCATTGTCAGGGTCGTGGCCGAGAGTCCATTCGCCGTGACCGAAAAGATTGAACATGATTGGGAAGACGCCCCGTGGCTTGATGATACCAAGATTGCGCCTGCCGGGCTTGAAGCACCCAAAGAACTTGAAGCACCCAAAGAGCTTGTCGATGCACTCTTGCCTGAGACAACCTACCTATCCAAGTTGGAAGTTATAATCCAAAGAAATCCGTCCATTGCAGCTTTAGCGAAGAAACTCGGGGTTTCGCATCAGTCCGTTACGAGGTGGCGTACCGCGAAAAGCACCCCGACAGAAAAATCCATAGAGCTAATCCTTAAAGAATTTGATAAGGTGGAAGACGATGACCAGGACTGAGATGATCACGCAGCTCCAGGCTGAGGTGAAGGGCTTAACGTCCAGCCTTGCCGATGCTGATTACGGAAACGCCATTGACGCTGCTGAACGCG